AGAGGTCAATATCTAGGTATTACTAAACTTGCTTTCAATCCAAAACAAGCAAGTAGAGATGACCTATATCGTGCAAGAATTAATCCAATCGTCACATTCCCAGGACAGGGAACAGTGTTATTTGGTGATAAAACAGCATTAACAACACCTTCAGCATTCGATAGAATCAATGTCAGAAGATTGTTCATAGTATTAGAGAAAGCAATAGCAGCGGCTGCTCAAGCACAATTGTTTGAGTTCAACGATGCATTCACAAGAGCACAGTTTAGAAGTGCAGTAGAACCTTTCCTAAGAGATGTTAAAAACAGAAGAGGATTAGTAGACTTCTCAGTTATTTGTGATGAAACAAATAATACAGATACAGTGATTGACAGAAACGAATTTGTTTGTTCAATCTTTGTAAAACCTGCTCGTTCTATTAACTTTATTACATTGAACTTTGTAGCTGCGAGAAGTGGTGTAGAGTTTAGTGAAATCTATTCAGCAGTTTAAGGAGAGTAAAGAATGGCAACAATAGACCAATTTAAAGCAAACTTAATCGGAGGTGGACCAAGAGCCAACCGATTCAAAGTCTTTATCCCTAGAACAGGAAACAAGATAGAATTCTTATGTAAAGCTGCCTCTCTTCCAGGTTCTTCATTCTCTGAAACCGTAGTCAAGTATATGGGTAATAACCTAAAACTTCCTGGTGAAAGAGCATACGAAGACTGGACAGTAAGCATCATTAATGATGTTAACTTTGAGGTCAGAACAGGTCTTGAAGCTCATATGAATGAAATACAAGGAACAGGAACAGGTGTCGGTTCAACAACTTTAGACTACTTAGTAGACAGAGCGTTTGTTGAACAATTAGACAAGGCAGATAATGTACTTGCAAGATACGAATTCTTTAACATGTATCCTAAATCAATCGCAGCAATAACATTGGATTATGATACGACTGATGCTTTAGAGACATTTGATGTAGTATTCTCTTTTTCCCATTGGGAAAGAGTAGTTTAAATAGTGAGATAGCACCTAAAAAGGTGTTATAAATAATAGTATGGAATTATTCGGGTTTGAAATCACTCGTAAGAGGGATGAATTAAGAGCGACAGAGGTTGACAAAAAGGCAATCTCTTTCGTACCGCCTGTCGATGATGACGGCACACCAGTTATACAATCACAACCAGGTGGTTTTATTACAGGTGGTGCATATGGGTCATACATCGATATGGAAGGTGGTATCAAAAATGAGGGAGAACTCATTAAAAGATACCGTGAAATATCTTTAATACCTGAATGTGATTCTGCTATTGAAGATATAGTTAATGAGTGTATTACTTCTGATACTTCGGATAGGATAGTATCACTCGACCTCAGAGATGCAAAACTCTCTGATAGCATCAAAAATAAGGTGCAAGAAGAGTTCTATCACATCCTAAACATAATGAGATTCAATCAGAATTCTCATGAATTATTCAGAAAATGGTACATCGATGGTAGAGTCTACTTCCATAAGGTTGTGGATTCTAAACGACCTAAGGCATGTATCGTTGACATTAGAAACATTGACCCAATAAAGATTAAGAAAGTTCGTAATATTGAGAAAGAAAGAGACAATAAAACGAATGTTGAAAAGATTACAAAGATGGAAGAATTCTATCTTTTCAACGATAGAGGTTTTGATAAGAGTGGTTCTGGAGAAGGAAACACCGTTAAGATTGCACCAGAGGCAGTATGTTATACTACTTCAGGTTTACTAGACTACACTAAAAATGTTGTAGTTGGTTATCTTCATAAAGCAATGAAGACAGCAAATCAATTATCAATGATAGAAGACGCACTTGTTATCTACAGGATATCAAGAGCACCAGAAAGAAGAATCTTCTACATTGATGTCGGTAACTTACCCAAAGCAAAAGCAGAACAATACTTATCAGAAGTTATGAACAAGTATAGAAATAAACTTGTTTATAACGCACAGACAGGTGAAATCAAAGACGATAGAAAACACATGTCTATGATGGAAGACTTCTGGTTACCAAGAAGAGAAGGTGGAAGAGGAACAGAAATCTCTACACTTCCAGGTGGTCAGAATTTAGATGACATTGCAGATATAGAATACTTTAAGAAGAAACTATATCGTGCATTGAATGTACCTATCTCTCGTATGGAATCAGATAATGGTTTCAACATGGGTAAATCATCAGAGATTACGAGAGACGAATTGAAGTTTAACAAGTTTACTAATAGACTTCAAAAGAAATTTGCAAGAGTATTCAATGATATATTGAGAACTCAATTGATTTTGAAAGAGATTGTAAGTGCAGAAGAGTTTGATAAAGTTAAAGATTTTATTCAATACGATTGGGCAACAGACAACCACTTTACAGAATTAAAAGATGCAGAAGTATTAAGAGAACGAATGGACACTCTAGGACAAATGAGTGAATATGTCGGCAAATACTTCTCAGATGAATACATCAGAAAGTATGTGTTGCATCAAACAGAGGAAGATATCAAAATCATCGACTCTCAAATAAAGAAAGAAGGTGGTGGAGATGAAAGTGAAAAAGGCGAAGACGACTTCGGAGGATTTTAATAAATGAATGATATCGCAAAAGAAATTGTAGACCAGATTGAAGATGGTAAAATGGAAAATGCCAAAGAAACTATTTTTCAAGGTTTACATCAAAAAGCTGCCGAGAATATCGACATGAAAAGAGTCGAATCTCAGGTAAATTGGATGGATAAAAAAGAGGACTAGTATGAAATCGTTTCAGCAAATGACATTAGAACTTAACGAAGCAAAAGTAAAGTTGCCTAGTGGTCATAAACAACTTAAAAATGAAGTAGTTAAAGCTGGAAGTAAGAAGTACGACCTAACTTATTCACAAAAAGGTAAAGAAGTTTTTGTATTTTTAGATGGAATGGACACAGGTGATACATACAAAGACTTGAAAGATGCTGAGAAAAGCATGAAAGACATTAAGAATGTTTTAAAATCTATGGGAGAATCATTCTCTATAGACGAATTTAAGGAGTTATTCAATGAAACTAATATCTGAATATAACGATTACGCAATATCACCTGTAATCATCGAACAAAACGAGAAAGGTGAGAAAGAATACTACATCGAAGGAGTATTCATGCAATCAGAAATCAAAAATAGAAACGGCAGAGTTTATCCAAAAGACATAATGGAAAAAGAAGTTGGTCGTTATAGAAAAGAATTCATTGAAAAAGACCGTGCATTCGGTGAGTTGGGACATCCAGAAGGACCAACAATCAATTTAGATAGAGTTTCACATTTAATTACATCACTAGAAGAAGATGGTGATAATTATGTGGGACGAGCAAAGATTTTAAGCACTCCAAATGGTCAAATCGTAAGAAGTTTGATTTCAGATGGTGCTAAATTAGGTGTTTCATCAAGAGGTTTAGGTTCACTTGAATCAAAAGGTGATGCACAATATGTTAAGGGTGACTTTCAGTTGGCAACAGCTGCGGACATCGTTGCAGACCCAAGTGCTCCTGAAGCCTTCGTTGAAGGTATATACGAAGGAGTAGAGTGGGTAATGGAGAATGGTATTCTCAAAGCAGTTGAACTTGAAGCAATGCAGAAGCAAATCCGCACTGTCCAAGCATCAAAAATAGAGGAAACCAAGTTAAATTTATGGAAAAGGTTCGTTGAGAGTCTCTAACATATAAATAAAAAGTAAACTATTATAAATAAGTTTAATACTCAAACAGGAGAGAAAAATGGCAGAGTTAGAAAATAACCTAGAAACAGTTGAAGAAACTGTTGAAACAGTTGCAGAGGCAGGACAACCTGACGCTAAAGCTGAAAAGGGTGACACCAAACCTGTTAAGCAAGGTTCATCTGATGCGGAGAAAATAGAATCCGGAAAAGGTGAGGTCGTAAAACCTGAAGAAAATCCTGTTGACAAGTCTGTCGACTCAGTTAAAAAGGCTGGTGGCGAAACTAAACAAGTTAAAGATGCAGTAAACAAATCTGCACCTGCTCCTGAGAAATCAGAAAAACTTAAAGAAGATGACGATTCTGAGAAAGAAGTTGTGAAAGCAACTAAAATGGAATCAATCAAGGCGATTGTCAACAATATGAAGGATATGACCAAAGAGGAACTTCAAAAAACTTTTGGTGAAATGTCAGAAGAAGAAGTTGACGAGACCTTGACTAAAGCAGAAGTCGCAAGAAAAATCGTTGAAATGCTAAAAGGAATGGACGAAGCATCAGTGCTTAAAGTTGCCGAGAAGTATGAAGACGAGGAAGAAGAGGAAGAGGAACAGAAAGAAGCAGTTGAAGAAACTGTTGATACTGCAGAACTCGAATCTTCATTGGTAGAGATAGAAGTTGAAGACGACCTCAATGCAATCTCAGAAGCATTAGACTTATCAGAAGAAAATGCCGAGAAAGCTAGAACAATCTTTAAAGCAGCAGTACAAAGTAAAGTTGCAGAGATTAAAGAGTCTTTAGAATCTCAGTATTCAGAAGAATTAAAAACCTCAGTGGAAAAAGTTAAAGGTGACCTTTCGGAAGCAGTTGACAAGTATCTAACATATTGTGCAGAAGAGTGGACGAAAGAAAACGAACTTGCAATAGAAAGAGGTTTGAGAGCGGAAATGACCGAGAACTTTATCGAAGGAATGAAAACATTGTTCACAGAACATTATGTTGAAGTGCCAGAAGATAAGTACAATGTCATGGACGAACTCGCAAATAGACTCGATGAAAT